CTGGTTGCTGTTGAGAGCAAGGTGGATGCTTTGACAGAAAGCACCAAGGATGTTACCGAGGCGTTTAACGCTGCCCAGGGCGCTTTCAAGGTGCTGGAGACACTAAGCCGCCTTGCCAAACCCTTGCTGTGGTTGATTGGGCTGGCGGCTGCTGCAACGGCTTTTTGGAGTAGTCTCAAAGGTAAGTGATGTACGCCCTACCACCGCCACCAGCGATACCGGCACCCGTCTATGAGTGCGTAAGGTGGGCGTGGCTTTGGACGCCGGAGAACCCGTGGCACCCGGTTGTCTGGTGTCTGAAGTGGGTGGAGAAACCCAAATGATTGACCCGTTCACCGCTCTTGCGGCGATTAGCACCGCAGTCAAGCTGGTCAAGACTGCGATTAAGACGGTGCAGGATGTGGAAAGCCTGGGGCCTGTATTGGGCGGGTTTTTCAGCGCGAAATCTGAGGCTATCAAAGTGGTCGAGCAGGCCAAGACGGGCGGCTTCAAGGGTAGTTCGATGGGCAAGGCGGTAGAGCTAGAACTGGCGATTGAGCAGGCCAGGATGTTTGAGAAAGAGGTCGAGATGCTGTTTTTCTCAAGCAACAAGATGGATGTTTGGCAAAAGATCGTCGCCCGCGCCTCGGATATGGATAGAGAGGCTGCTGCCGACATACGGCGTGCCCGAGATGAAAAGATCAAAAGAAAAGAAGAAATCGACGAAGCGATTGAGCTTGTGCTTGTGCTGTTGATTTTCTTTATGATAATGGGCGGAACTGTGTGGCTTCTGTACAAAACCGTAAACTAAAATGACCCCTGAACTGCAAAACTACTATGAAGATCGGTTTGACCTGTTTTCCCACCAGGGCTGGGCCGATCTTATGGAGGATGTTGACAACATGCTGGCCCCGCTTAACAATGTCGCCACCATTGCGGACGAAAAAAGTCTACAATTTCGCAAAGGCGAGATTTCAATCCTGACTTGGCTGATAACCTTGAAAGAGGTCAGCGCACGAGCTTACGAGGACTTGAATGAAAAGAATTTATGAATTTGTCTGCGATTGCGGACAACGCACAGAGGTGCTGGAAGTTTATGAGACTACCAGTGTGCTGTGCAGATGCGGGGGGTTTGCCGCCCGTGTTATCAGCGCCCCAGCGTTTAATTTAGAAGGGTGGTCTGGTTCTTTTCCGTCTGAACACGGAAGGTTTGAGAGAAAGCACTTGCAAAAATTAAATGCGGAGCGCAAAGCCAACTCATAAGCGAAAGCCGAGTTGAATTATCCTACAACCATTTTGGCAGGAAAAAATATGTTGATTGACGAAGAACAAGAGCCGCTAGGCGAACTCGAAACCGAGGAGAAAAAATCCTCTGAACTTCCGGACAAGTACCGGGCTAAAAGTTTGGAAGAAGTTGTACGGATGCACCAAGAGGCTGAAAAGTTGATTGGCAAGCAGGCCCAAGAAGTGGGCGAAGTTCGTAAACTTGCTGACGAGTTACTTAAGCAAAACCTCAGTTCTAAGCAACAACAGGTAGATGCAGAACCCGAAGTTGACTTTTTTGAGAATCCTCAAAAAGCAGTTCAAGCGACGATTGATAGGCATCCCGACGTTCTCGCGGCCAGACAAGCTGGTCAAGACTTCAGACGGATGCAGATTCAGCAGAAGCTAACGCAAGAGCATCCGGACTACACCAAAGTAGCGCAGGATCCAGATTTCCAGACATGGGTGAAATCCTCACCCATTCGTCAGGGACTCTACGCGAGAGCAGACGCTGATTTTGACTATGATTCGGCAAATGAATTGTTGTCCACCTACAAAGAACTGCGCGGCGTCAAGACAAAACAGACTTCAGATGCTGGTGAAACCCGGCGCAAATCAAGTCTCCAAGCTGCGGCTGTTGATGTGGGCGGAAGTGGAGAATCAGGGAAAAGAGTCTACCGACGGGCTGATCTAATTCGGCTCAAGATGACTGACCCAGACCGTTATGACGCGCTAAGTAATGAAATCATGCAAGCGTATTCTGACGGCAGGGTGAGATAATTTAACCACTGTTTTTTTGGAGTTTTATCATGCCATTTCCTACCCCCGCAGTAACCGTCACGACGGCGGCTACTTTTATCCCCGAAATTTGGTCAGACGAAATTGTTGCGGCATACAAGAAGAACCTAGTTCTTGCCAATGCCGTGATGAAGATGAGTTTCAAAGGCAAGAAAGGTGATACCGTTCACGTTCCTGCCCCGACTCGCGGCTCTGCGTCTGCCAAGGCTGCATCAACTGCTGTTACTCTGATTGCTGCAACTGAGACTGAAGTCACGATCAGTATCAACAAGCACTATGAGTACAGCCGCTTGATTGAGGACATCGTTGAGGCACAGGCGCTGAACAGCCTGCGAAACTTCTACACCGCCGATGCGGGTTATGCGCTTGCAAAGCAGGTGGATACCGATCTGGTGCAGTTGGGTCGTAGCTTCAACGGCGGCGCGGGCACTAACGTCTATGCAACGGGTTCGTTTATTGGCGGCGATGGCACAAGCGCCTACGTAGCGGCCAGTAACAACGAGTCTGCACTGACCGATGCGGCCATTCGGCGAACCATCCAGCGCCTGGATGACAACGACACGCCGATGGACAATCGCTTCTTCCTGATCCCTCCGTCTAGCCGTAACACGCTGATGGGCCTGTCTCGCTACACCGAGCAGGCTTTCGTGGGTAACGGAAATGCGATTCGGACTGGTGAAATCGGGCAGTTGTATGGTATCCCTGTGTTCACCTCTAGCAACTGCGACACCGCCAGTGGTTCCGCAGCGGCCCGAGTGTGTTTGATGGGCCACCGAGATGCAATGGTGCTGGTGGAGCAAGTCGCAGTGCGTTCGCAAGTGCAGTATCGGCAAGAGTACCTTGCCACGCTGTACACCGCAGACACACTGTATGGCGTTGCTAACCTCCGCGCTGCTGCGTCAACTGGTGCTGCGCTGTCGGCGTCGGCTTTCGCCTTGATTGTCCCGGCCTAATGTGATTGCCCCCTGCTTAGGCGGGGGGCGTCTAAACTTAACGGAGAATCAAAATGGCTGCTGCTACCGCTGTAACATCCCGCCGAGGGAACGACCAATTCCGAGGCTTGTTTTCAGATACTTGGTCTGTTGTCGCTACGCTTGACGCGGCATCGCTCGCAGATGGCGTTGGCGAAACTAATACGATTGCCGTTCCTGGCGTCGCGCTCGGTGACATTGTGCTGAATCTCAGCATGGGTGTCGATCTTGCTGGCCTCACCGTCACACCGTATGTCAGTGCTGCCAATGCGGTGTCAATTCGTTTTCAAAACGAATCTACCGCTACTGTGAACTTGGCAAGCACTACTGTGCGTTGCGTTATTGTTCGCTTAGTCTAAACGGGGGGCTTCGGCCCTCCCTTTTTTGTCAGGAAAATCATGGTAACTTTCCGCTGTTTGCAGTCAGGCAACACTGTGACATTTACCCATCAAGTAGACATTGACTCGATGCGCGGTCATCCAGGCTATGTGCGTCTGGACGAGGCCGAGCCTAAACCGCTGCCCACGCTAGACCAGCCAAAGAAAATGGGCCGTCCCCGTAAATTAACTGTTGAAGGATAGATCATGTACGGTAAAAAAATGCCCGCTAAAAAGGCCATGCCAGTAACCATCATGGTTGCTGTTGGCAAGCCCAAGCTGCCTGTGCGTGGGCAGCGCACCGCTACCAATATGGCGACCAAGGCCAAACGAGGCAAGTAATGTCATCCCTAACTACACCCGTTACTCTTTTAAGTTCTGTAGTAGCAACTGGAGCGTCTAATGCTGTCCAAGCTGATGCAGGTCAACCGGCGTTCTTGCAAGTGACCGGGATTACAACGGCGACTGTGGCGTTCCAAGGCAGCTTAGACGGCACAACTTTTGCCACGATTGGCACGGCCTTAACCGCAGACGGCATTGTCACCGTAGCAAACGCCCCTAAATATTTAAGGGCAAACTGTACTGCGTACACCAGTGGCACGATCATCGCAAAGGTCTTGTACTAACATGAAAACCAAGGCTGAAAAGAAAATCAGCAAGGTCATGCGTGAGTTCAAGGCCGGTGGCTTGCGCTCTGGCAAGGGTGGGCCTGTTGTCAAAAACCCTAAACAGGCAGTTGCCATCGCGCTCTCGCAAGCTAAGGGCAAGCAAAAATGAAAAGCAAAGCCAACCAAGCATTTTTCTACGCACAACACACTGCCGATTGTGCCATCCAAGAAGATGGCCC